GGGAAACAAATTCACAAGTAAGAAACCAACCACATGAACACAGAAAAAAGAAGAAGGGGAAGACCCCACAAGAGAGAAGAGGATAAACTTATCGGCCGCCGTGTCAGCATGGTGCAAAACAACTGGGATATCATTGATGACTTCCTAGACTATCAGGACATGGACTTAAACGATCTGTTTGAATACTTATCGATCGCCATCGCGGTCGCAACATCCAGAGAGGAAGAGGAGGTTTATGAGAATTAGAACTATCAAGCCTGAGTTCTTCACCCACACGGAACTCGCAGACCTCGAGATGGATACCAACCTGCCAGTGCGTCTAGCTTATATCGGGCTATGGTGTGCTGCCGACAAGGAGGGTAGATTTAGGTGGGACCCTCGCAGGCTGGGTGTGCAGATACTCCCATACGACAACGTGGACTTCAGTGCCATCATGGATGCTCTCGAGGGTGCGGGATTCATTGACAGGTATGAGGTGGAGGGTAGGACATTTGGATGTGTCCCATCCTTCCTTCGGCATCAGGTCATCAATAACCGGGAGCAGGATAGTTCTATCCCGGCAAAGGATGGATCAATCACAGCAACCCAGCCAGAGTTTCTTAGCTTCGAGTCGAGCAGGTCGAAGGATAACGGCATTCCCCTTCCATTCGACACTCAAGAGTTCAAGGACGCATGGGATCGCTGGAACGATCACCGGAACGAGAAGAAGAAGAAACTCACCAAGGGAACCGCAGTCATGCAGCTAAAGAAGCTAGAGTCCATCGGTGAGGCTAGGGCCATCAGGATGATCGATCACTCCATCGAGAACGGATGGATGGGTCTATTCGAAGATCCTGCCACCCTGCCGATACCGCTCCAACGTAAACCTCAAACCTCAGACCAGTTCAGTATATGATTGAGATAGATACCATGCCAAGCAACATATCGGCAGAGAAGGCAGTCCTCTCTTCCATGATGCAGTCTGAGAAGATGTTCCGGCAGGGGATTGCCGAGGGCATCGATGAGGAGTGTTTTAACTTCCCGACCACCCAGATACTCTTTGATGTCATCAAGACGCAGAAGAGGGACTCTGAGGGCAGGATCGATCTCATCACCCTGATACCTCACCTCAATGACATAGGACTACTTAATAGAGCTGGTGGTCCGGGAGCCATCGCAGAGGTCAACTCATACGCTCCACACCCAAGCGGATGGACCGGATGGGTCGAATCCCTCCGTGAGATGAAAGCACGCAGGCTGGGCATCCTCGCAGCAAAGAACCTGTCTGAGGCAGCAGATAGCACCGAGGCCATGCAGGCTGTCAGGGATGCCCTAGAGGGCATGACAAAGGCAGTCTCTGGGCAGAAGAGGTCACACACAGGCAAGCAGGCTGTTGGGATATTCTCCCAGACGTTCGAGGCAGCCCACAGTGCCGGGGACATTCCCGGTTACTCCACAGGTCTTCCGCAGCTCGACCAGATATGCGGTGGACTGAAAGGTGGTGAGTTATGGGTCATGGGTGCCAAGCCATCGAGGGGCAAGTCGGTGCTGATCATCCAGTTTGCCTGTGAGTTCCTGCTCAAGGGTCTCCCTGTCGCATTGTTCTCTATCGAGATGACCACCAACGAGATCATCGGCAGGATCATCTGCTACCTCTCACGGGTCGATTACGGGGTCATCACGCAACCACGCAAGGCTCACAAGAACGATCTGGTCAGAATCAAACGAGCGTGTGAATTAGTGGCTGCATCCAAACTCTACATCGATGCGTCTGCTAATCAAACTATGGCGAGCATCGAGGCAGAGGCTCAACGCATCAAGGACACGAACAATGGTGAGTTGGCTTATGTCGGTATTGACTACTTACAGATCATCAAGTCCCCACCACGATCCAGCAAGACGAGGGAAGAAGAGGTGGCTCAAAGCTCTGCCGGGTGCAAGCAACTAGCCAAGCACCTCAACTGCCCGGTGGTGACGGCAACGCAACTTAACGATCAGAATCAGACGAGGGAATCTCGAGCCATCGAGCAGGATGCTGACGCACTCATCTTCATCTGTGATGATGGGTTGAAGATCGGCAAGATGCGAAATGGCAAACGTGACCTCGTCCTTCCGCTCCGGCTCAACGGATCATTGCAGAGGTTTGAATAAAGTTGTTGACGGTATCTCCATGCGTATCAGAAACGATGCGTATGGAATACACAACGGAAGAAGAAGTTAGACCATCGGAGCTTTCACTGCTTCGCGGTGATGATCACGAAGGGTTCAGATTGATGATTCAGAGAGCAGTGAAGAGGATGCAATGGCGAATGAAATACAAGCCGGAAGCATCGCTCTTTAAGGAAGAAAAAGAAGAGTGAAAACAAGCCCCAGAGAGAAATTTCTGGGGCTTTTTCTGACAAAAATGAAATTATTTTCGCCCTGTAGTCCTTATATAATAAGGGATTGTATTTTATTTGAAAAATAAATGGTGACATTGGAGGATGATTTGGTAGATTACTCACATCGCTAACGCGAAACCAACCAACTACCAAAATGACAGCACAAAACGCAGCCAAGAAACTGACCAAAGCAGGATTCACAATCACCGAAGACAATGGTTCATTCCAAGCATCAAAAGCAGAATGTAAATACGTCATCGAATACCATCGCAACGGTCGCAGCGAAGATATTGTTTGTATCAATGTTCGCCGCCCAAACGATAAGCATGACAGCATGAGCGATTACTTTGCTGGCGTATGGGCTGACAATATCACGCAAGCTATCAGATTCGCCAACTAATCAAATCCGCTGGGTCCAATCCCCGGCTAACCAACCACCAACATGAATAACACCGTAGAAATCACCAAGGAAGCCGCCCTGCATCTTATCGGAAACGATGAACATACTTGGCATGACTTTAAGCAGTCAGAACTATACGAGCAAACCACATATAAAGCGCATGGCGTTTATATTTTTGCCGTGTGGAATTACGCTTCATCCAAAATCACTCAATATTACATCCAAGACATCAACGCATAACCAACATGGAAACCATTAAAAACATCGCGCTCGTCATCGGGATCATCGTAACCTTCTGCCTGAGCATCTACATCACAGGAGGTAAATGCGGCCCGTCAGACCTAGACCTCTACAAGATGGCCGCAGAACCTTATGAAAACTAACCAAGCAAGAAGGGTCATCAGGACCATCATACTATTCATCGAAAACATCAGCATCGGTATGCTCTGGGCTATCGCACTGACCTCATTAGTGATAGCCATATGGCAGGAAATGACGAGATAATTACAACCACATACAACTAACCTACAAAATTATGCCACTAGACGAAGACCTAAGAAGATACACCGCACCACCGGATGAACTCCCAGAGGAGAAGCTCTACAGCACCGCTGGGATACTCGCCTACATCGAGTCATGGCTACCGGGATGGTCTGGTCACTACAGGATCGAGGAGGTGAGAGATATCCTCAAAGATGCTCTAATCAACCTCACCGACGAGGATACCGGGATCAATACGATATGAGTGCAGGCCTCGAATCCACTCCAACCGTTAAGGACGCACACAGTCCTGCTGGTCAACCTTTCTATGCTCCACGGTCGTTCGCTGAGATGCCTGACTGTCCATTCTGCCGATACGGAACACCAATAGATCACGGATCACATTGGCTATGCATAGACTGCGGAGCCAAGATGACCAGTGAGCAAGTAAAGCGTAAGAATTAACCAACACAGCACCACAAAACCTCATGGGATAACTCTCATGGGGTTTCTTCTTGCCCAGCTTTCACCGTAAAAGGCACGAGGATCGATTATAAGGGTAGGATGGGTAGATATGGGGCATGGATACCAGATTAGGGGTAGGATGGCTTAGAGGGGCATTAGAATGCGTTCTAGAGGGCAATGGGAGAATAGATGCAATAGCTGGACTCAGGTTACGTCTGTTTGCGCTTGGTTATACTCATTGCAAAGCGGGTTGAATGAGGAAAGATTGGCTAGGGAGCAAGGGATAGGGTTGTGGGATCGCTTGCACTTTCCGAAAGAAAATCTCCACCGCGCTCGACCTTGTTTTACCCTGTGCATACGTAACTTGTTACAACATACATAACACCAAATCCAACGAGTGTTTGATTCCTATATAGAATAAGGGATTGCGGTGATCGATGGTAGATTCCGACTAAATTATGGTAGATTTCACGCAAATTGACGCGTGTTTACACGCTCCTTTCACGCGTGGGGCACGCGTGTTTACACGCCCCTTTCACGCGTCAGGCACGCGTGTTTTCAACTTTGAATTCCGTGTTAAGGGGAAGGGAAGGGAAAGGAAGGAAGGGAAAGGAATAAAGGAACCACCCGAACGGAGAGAGGGGGGGAGGGGGTCGAGATTTGGACGAGCGCAAAAAGCAGCACCAATCCATCTCCCTCCTAAAAAATATTGCAATGGCGATTCTAGCGCATTTACCCCCATTCCCTCACTCACCTCCACAGAACTCCTGAAAACGTCCTCACGTCGATCCTAGAGGCATCTATGAGCCTGCTACGGATCTCCTCTTGACACATTTTTAATTGCTCCACAGTTAGTGATTCTATGCGCGGAGATTCATATCAATTACAAGGCCAGATGGGTGCGATTACTGCCTCTGGCTCGCAGACTATCACGGGAAACTTTCGTTGGGTTCTGGTTGCGGCAGATGCTGTGATTACGAGCATGACTGGTAACGTCCTTGGTGTATCGGGTGCGAACCCTAACGTGTCGTTGGCGGGTATTACGTTGCCTGCTGGGTTTGGCTTTGGTGGTAACATCACAAGCATCACGATTACGTCTGGCACCATCTTGGCTTACTACCTCTAATATGTCCCAGTTTGGATCAGGAATGTCCGATCCAATTGCGGACGATGGGGATCGTGGTTTTGTTGCTGTTAACCAGAGGTTGCAGTTGAACCAGTTGCAGCCCGGCGAGGTGAGAGAGTCCTTGAATGGTCGGATGGAGGGTTACTGGAGACCTCGTAAGGGGGTTATCGAGAAGACCTCAGCACTGACGACTGGTCAGGCTCCGGTTCAGTTACCATTCTATTTGATTGATACCCCTAAGGCTATCTCTGCTACCACCGTTCCGGTTACCGGGACTATTCGTATCACGGTCACAAGTCACGGATTTGAGGCAGGGGGTTCTGGATGGGCAACGGTATCTGGACTGGATGCACAGTTGAACGGTAGCTACCTACTGACCTATTACGATGCCAATACCTTGGAATATACTGTGGACGGTATCACGTCCGTGACGGATGGTGTCGGCATCCTCTCCCAGATGCAGATAAATGATGCAGCTAACGCTAACGTGAGGGCATCCTGCTTGTTTAGCGATCCAAACTCCAGCAATAAGGAGTATGTCATTGTGGCGATGGATTCTACTGCCAAGAAGATCGACCTCGACACCTTGGCCATTACCAACATCCCATACCCTCCGGGTCTTGCGTTAGGGGCGGACACTGAAATGATTCAGGTCTTCGACAAGGTCATGCTCTTCCGAGATGGTCAGCAGGCATTTGAGTGGTTCCCTAATGGCCGACCTATTGCTTCAGCATCTCAGGCAGGCACAACTACCGTAACCGTGAACGTAAAGGATCACGGCTTGCTGGCTGGAGCGCAAGTTACAATTGCTGGGCTTACTGGCGGCACACCAGCTAACGGCACATTTACTGTTCTTGCCAGCCCAGCTCCTACGCAAGACACTTTCGCTTATACCTTCACGACTAGCCAAACCGTGACATTCGGCGTATCGGCGGCCACCATGACAGATGGTTTTACCTTGTCGCCGGGTGGAGCTTACACCCAACCCCAAACTTTTAATATTACAGCAAAGGATGTTGATGTGGTCAGTGGGTTTGTAACTGCCACAGTTGCAGGAAACACCACGATCCGAGCTGGAGATATCATTGTGGTCCGTGAATCAGCTACCCCAGAGCTATCTGGAATGGTTGGCAATGAATATTACGTCACGGCAGCCACGACTACCACGATCAACTGGTATGCTCCGATAGGCGACTACAACACCTCATCATCTGATTCCTTTGAATTCGGTGGCAGATTCAGTGTGGGTGGAGGTTTTATGCATCAACCCGGCGCACCTTGGGGGGTTTACTTCCAGCGTAGGCTATGGGTTCCACATTATTATAGTTTATCTGGTCCCTATAACGCTCCAGTATATACCAGCACCAAAATTACTGATGAAATAGCAGTATCAGATATTCTAGATACAACGACCTTCGACCAGATCGAGAACCAATTCCGCATTAGTGGTGGAACTGCCGACTATGTGGTTGGGATGCATGGTTTCTACGAGGATAAGTTGATCGTATTCAATAGAAATAGCTTACATCTCATCACCGGAACCACCGGAAGTCTGCTCGATACCAAAGTCACAGAACTTACCTCCGAAGTTGGATGCCTCGCCCGTAAGAGTATTGTATCTCGCGGCAATATGGTAATGTTTTTATCTGATGATGGAGTTTATGCTGTGGAATTCCTTAATGATTACAACCTCCGTGGTGCCGAGGAACCTATCTCCAAGAACATCCAGCCATACATTGACAGGATAAACAAAAATTATGCCGATAAAGCGGTGGGTGTTTTGTTTAATAACAGATACTACCTCGCCGTCCCTCTTGATTCTGTTGCCGGAGCTAACGATGCTCGAGGAAACAACTCAATTTTGGTCTTTAATTTCCTAAATAAAGGATGGGAGTCACTTGATACATTTGGAGACGGCAGATTCCTGATTGAAAACTTTATTATCGGTAGCGCGGAGGTGCGAGACAACATTTATGCTGTCACATCGAGTGGTGGTTTGCATCAATTAGAGGCAGATGACTCAAATACTGATTACTATAACATCTCAAACTTTGAGGGTGGCAAGATCAGCACGACTATCGAATCAAGACTCACGACGCGTGGGTATGATTTAGGCTCAATGGATCGTAAGAGATTCACGGATGCTCAAGTTGTAATGCAAAACCTCCCCGGAGAGATCGGTGAGTATATGATTTCGTTTGCTGCCGAAGATCCTGACAACGCAGTTGATATCGGAACCACAACCAAATTTCTTGGTGGTGTAGTTTTATCACCAAGCACTGTCGGTGAGGCAGAAACTGCTGGTATTAGGTGCCGATTAGGTGGTATTCGCGGATACACGGGGACCGTCATCTTGACAAGAACACAGGGGTCTCCCAAGATAAACTCAGTAAAAGTTGCCGCTTCGGTGACAAATAGACAAATTATCTCACAGAAATAATATATGGGCGCAGTTGATACAACTTACACATTCACAGCTACTGATACAATCACTAGCACGAAGATGAATAACATCATCGACCAGACAACCATCACGACTGACGCTATTATTGGCACTACGTTGGAGGTTGCATCTGGAAAATTGAAGGTTCGCGCACAAGGAATCACCTCAAATGAGTTGGCTACCAATGCTGTTACTGCCACAAATATTACCAATGGCTCAGTGACCCCGGCTAAACTATCGTCCGGTGGACCTAGTTGGTCTGGAACAGGTGCTGGCGGGGTTTTTGGTGTTCCGCAGACAGGTTTAGAGTTTGGAACTGGACACACCCAAGATTACAATTGCTTTATCGATCTTCATGCCGCTGCAACCCCTACTGACTTCGAGACAAGGATCGTCCGGGATGGTGGTGCAAATGGAAACCTTAGGGTTCTGAATAACGGAACAGGCAATATCCAACTCACCTCGGCTGGAGGGGTTGTCATGAACAATGCTGGTGGTGTCACGTTTGGCACTGCTAATATGCCAACTCCAAGCGGATCTGCACCTATCTACGGCACCCGTGCATGGGCTAATTTCAATGGCCAAGCCAATTCAGATTTGAGTGGGACGTATACCAGAACGGCATCGACCACGGTAACGATTACGGCAACGGCACACGGGCTAATTGTTGGCAATAGAGTGTTTTTGGATTACACAGTTGGAACCGGAACCGCTCCATTTGATGGTGTTTATGAGGTAGCAACAGTTACAGACGCAAACACTTTCACAGTTGTCAGTTCCGTTAACACGTCATCCACCGGAAGCGTAGCATTAAGGAGAAAAACAATACGAGGATATGGAAACATATCATGTGTTT